GTCTAATATTAATTTATGTCAGTTATTGATAGAGTTAAATCTCATTTTGAAACTCTTAAAACTATCACTATTGAAGTACAAGAGTGGAAAGACGAGCATGGTAATGCTAGTGTATTCTATTCAGAGCCATTAACCCTTGAAGAAAAAAACATTATCTTTAAGAAGTCTAACAACTTTCAAGATTTAACTATTCTTGTAGATTTGCTTATAATGAAATTGCAAATCAAAAATGATAAAGGCGAAATGATTAAAGCCTTTAGCCCAGAAGATAAATTTGCTTTAAGAAAAAAAGCAGATACTAATGTTATATCAACTATTGCTAATCAGATTCTTTTAGATACTAGCTACGAGGAAGCTGAAAAAAAGTAGATAGCGACCCTGATGTTAGGTCGCTTTTAGTTGTTGCAGATAGATTACACATCACAATCCAAGAAGTTCTTGATATGCCTGTTAGCCATTATAATCTTTGGTTAGCTTACTTGA